ATGCAGCAGGGTTTACAACGATCATTGAACCGTCATCACTTCCAGCAGGTGCAGCAAAATCAGCATACAAGTCAAGGCCAGCGACATTTCCACGCAATGAATCTGGACGCAATGCGCCACCAGCATTTTGTGGTTGAGCCGCAATGTAAATTGGACGGCCGTTATCGTTTAGTGCCATTGTGTTTGCCCACTGGCTTGCACCCATAACAATGTTTTGCGCAAATCCTGTTGTGTTTGTGTAAACACTTGCAGCACCGCGTGAAACAAATGCTAGTAATTCAGCAGCAGTTGGAAGTGCTGACAATGTTGTTCCGTCAATAGTTGCGTTCGCAACAAGGATTGATGAAACATAAGCATTTTGTGCCTTAGCCATGGCCGCAACCATGTTACGAAGCAACTCATCATAAAAAAGTGGTGAAGTGCGTGTGAGCAATTCCACCGTAAAATTTTGTTGACCTGCGAATTTCTTCACTGGCACTGAAATGAATGCTGATTCCATGTTGGTGTCAGAAAATGCTGAACCCTCAGCCGTTTCGGCCACTGTTGGAACAACTGTGATTTTTGGAATTTCAAATGTCATACCAGCATCAGGCAATGCCCCACGGGAAATTGCTTCAATGCTTGGACGGATTGTTGTTGATAGGCCATTGATAACTTCTGACAACTGACGTGTTGGAACAAGTCCAGCGGAATCTGTTGTGTTGTTATCTGCTGCCATTAAATACTGGCGTGCATCTTCGTTTCCTAGTGCAGCAAGAACCTTGTTTTCAAGATACTTCGCGGCAGTAACTTCAATGCGTGGCTTTGTGAATGAGCCACCGATTGCTGGTTTTGCAGCAGCGGTGATTGACTGTGCGGCTTCTACCGTCTCAACGGCTTCCGCTTGTGTGACGGTGTTGTCCACTTCGTCTCCTTCTGTTGTTGGTGTTTCTTCTGTCCCAATTGTTGAGTCAGAAACCTGTTCTTCATTTTCTTCATCAGCGGTCGTTGCCGCTACTTCAGTCACACGCGCGCTTCGAATTGCGGGTTCGCTTGTAAGTGCTACGCCTGACAATTCGCCTTTTAAAATGCGAACGGTACCGTCTTTCAATGTTGTGTATTCGTCATACATAACTTCAACACTGAAGCCGTCTCTCATTCCCGTGCTTGCTTCAACCAAACTGTCGTTTCCAGCAGTTGTCTCAATAATTTTAAAGACTGCATCAATTCCCGTTGCATCTTGGGTCATGCTTAATGTAGAACCAATTCTACGGGTTCTGTCATGTTCGAGGTTAAGCAAAACTGGTGTTGGCTCAATTGAATTTTTTGCAAACTGCACTTTCCCAATTGATGCGTTGCCCGTTTCGTCAAATGTAACAATTCGGCCACTGATCGTGCGACTATTAGAATCAGCCGCGGTGATTGTCATTGGTGTGATTACTTTTTTCATAGCAGCATATCTTCTTCCTCACGAATTTCATCAACGCTCATTGCGCCAATGCGGTTCAAGATTTCATAAACTTGCGCACGCTCATAAGGATTGCCACGCAAGAAATCATCAAGGTCAAAAGAAACACGATTTCCAGCAGGCGTAAAATCCTGGAATGAAAGGCGTTGTTCCAAAATTGACATGTAATTTCTAAAAGCAAAATCCACCAAATCGCGCCTTTTGTCTAAGGCGTTTGAATAGGTGAAACTGGATTGCTGAGAATCGGTGAAATACGCTGGAAGTCCACAAGCGCGGCTTAATTCTAAGGCAACATAGTTTCTTGCTTCATTTAGTTGAATGCTCTTAGGGTCAAAGCCTAAAGTTTCCAACGTGACATCAGCATTCAAAAATGCCGTACTTTTGGACGCACGCGCTGATTTCCAGGCACTTAGCAACTTAGCCACACGATCGGCTGGCAATGATGTGCCATTTGATTTCAAAACCATTTGTGGAATTGGTTCAACCGCAAAATTCATTGCAGCCTTTTCCAATGCGGCTGCTGCACGGATTGTGCGACCTGCACGCGATAGCAACCCTTCTTGCTGGCCAGCGAATACGACCAAATTTGTTGCATCAACGTAGGAACCGTCAATTTGATATGACGTGATTTCTGTTCCAAGCAAATTTGTTTGAATTGTCACGCGTTCAGGTGCAACGCGTTCCATTGCGCGAATTCTGCCCGTGTCTGCATATCTGTCCATGACGTATGCATAAGCATTTGGAAAAAAGAATAAATCGGAAATAATCCACGCCCAAAATGTTGACCCTGGAATTCGTGGGTCAGGCTGATTGATTACGCGCGGTTGCGCAACTTTCTCACCAGTTGCTTCATTTCGTGTGTGCATTGGCAGTGACGAAATTGTTTGAATAATTCCTAAAGCACGCGCACAAGTAGGAACGCTCATTGCTTCCGCGCGCGTTGCCATTGCAATGCCCGAAAAGAAAAGTTGTCCCTGTTCCTGAAAGTACGGTGCTAGAGAAGCCGCATCAACTTCCGCTGGAACGGCAGCATCAACCTTACGCGGCGTGAATAAATCTAAAAATCCCATGGCGCAATTTTCACAGGGTTTCACACCTAACCAACCATAATGTCCAAATCATTGTCTTGGCGTGTCGCAAAATGGCTGACAAGACTGACGGCCACGGCCGCACACACAATTTGGCCGCTGGCACGCCTTCCAATTACCCAACCGCCGTCACCGCGCTTCAATTGAACGGCTGCCAACACTTGTTGGGTCAAATCCGATTGGCCACGGTGTTTTAAACGCCCTGAGTTGATTGCCGACAACATTTCATCACATGCTTGTGGGTAAGCCGTGTCCATGTCGTAAATTGGAATGCCCGCTGGTGCCAAACGCGCTGCAACTGCTCCAGCCGTGCGCCGTGAATAAAGAACCTGCTCCACAGGATACTTGCGGGCGTAGTCGGCTAAATCGTTGGCAATGGCCTTATCGTCCAATTGCAAATCGTTTTTCCAGGTGTGAAGCAACTTGACCACAAATGATTCGTCCCCAAGTTTTTGGGCAGCCACCAATGCGGCGTGTTTTCGGTCAGGTGATAGGTCAATTGCCAACCAGGTAGTTTTCTCGACATCAAGGTCAACTGACTTGTCCAGGCAATTGCCCCAACTGGCAGTGTCCACGGCTGAAGATATGGCAACAACCCAACGGCACAAAACTTCAGTCATTACGACATCGGGCGGGTCATTAAACACTGCCCGCAAATTGTCAGGGTGAATGGTGATGCCCATTGCAGGGTTTGACCATTTAGCGTTTTCAATGCTGATTTCATCAGTTGGTGCCGACCATTCAAAATATCCAATGTCATCATTGTTTCCAGCGATCGTGGCCAACGCCCGTTCGCGAAAAGAATTCAGCACCAGGCTTGCGGAATCGCCTGCATTTGTATAACTCATGACCAAAGGGTTTTTTGCAGCCATTAGGGTGTAACGCAATGAAGCAAAACTTTCCAAGTCGCTCATTTCGCGCAATTCGTCCAGGTGAATGGTTTCAGGTCGTGAAACACCACGGGCAGCCGAACCGCCCGCCTTCACAATGAAGCGCGTTCCATGTACCGTCTCAATTTCTTCCGCCCCATGCGCCCACCTAATGCGCTTAACCTGTTTTGCTAACGAATCGTTACTTTCAATTAAGGAAACCAATTGCCGAAACTGTTCCAGGCTTGTGGCCAGTCTATGAGCCGACCCGATTTGCAACGGTTCTTTCCATAGGAAAAGCCCGCCCAAGATTCTGATTTGCTGCAAAAAACTTTTCCCGTTCTGCCGTGCCACAACAATGCAATTGACGGGCGTTGCCCACCGACCGTCAGGTTTGACTTTGTGCGTGTGGATAAGCGCAAATTTTTGCCAGGGCATCATCTCCACACCAATGCTGGAAGCCAAATCAACCAATTCAAGCCCCAATGAAGGCAAATCGTTTAGCGGGGTGTGGATTCGGGGTGTTTCCACGCCAAATTGGTCATTTTCACGTTCTGTGTCCCTACCCAAAACCGTTTCAAGCCGATTTGAGCCGTCTTTGGGCAAAAGGTGACCTGTTGTGACCTTGCTAGTCATTTTCGTGGCTCTTTGAGTCGTTTTCGGGGGAAAAAGATACAGGAAGGGTCAGGGGTGTCCTTGCGCTGCTAAAAAATGGGCTTGTTTGAGCGTTTGAACGGTTAATGCCGCCTTTTGATGAATTACACCTGGAACAAAGACATTGAAGGTTTGATTCATTATCGTCACCGCCCGCACTTCTTGCCAAAATGTGGTCAACTGTGTTGCCTTCCATTCCACAAATCTGACATGTGAATTGGTCACGTTCAAGAATGCGTTGACGTATCTTGCGCCACCTGGAAGTTGACCCATTGTCTTTTAATGCACTGGCCATAATCAAAACCAATTGTGTTTCTTGTGATGTTCCAATGCCTGGCATGGGCTGGAATACCTGTGAATCATATAACGCAAGGTTGCATCAATTTGGCGATAAGGGTCAAGGTTTCTGTAATGATTAGATTTCATTTGTCCAAGTCCCCAATGTGAGCCATTGCGTGCTTTGTAATTCCAACGACTTTCTTTTGTCACGATCGTGTTGAAACATTGAAACTGCTTGTAATTAACTATGCGTGAATGTGCATATAGTTTCAATTGGTCTATTGAATAACTTTCTGCATTTGCGTTGTGAATGCTTGTTGTTGAAAGCAATGCCGCAATGACATAGAACTTGCCCATTAGCCGTTTACGCCCTTGCGAGATAAACGCCTCAGCGTCTCGCTTCAAGCGGAACCAGCGTATCCACCTAGTCAAATACCGCGCAAGTTTCAGCGTGACTTTGGGCGTGTTTCCACCGTTATCAACCCTTGTGGACAAAGCCTGTGGATAACTATTCATTGATGTCCCCAACCTTTTCTTTTGAAATGAACGGGATTTGCTGACCATACGCGCACCAATGGAATCTGACAATTGTTGCAATTACCCGCCTGGATAGTCCCGTCACTATGAATTGGCTGGTTTATAGCAATGCTTATGCCACACATGTCACACGCAAATTCATAAATTGCCATTATTGCCAACCAATGCAACCCCCATTTTGGAACAAACGGTGCATTCAAGCACCTTCACATGGTCAGGCAAATTGTCTGTGATAATTCGAATCAATTGAGTTGTTACCTTTTTGCACGCCCTGCATTCAAATTGCATCTGTTCCATAATTGCTCCTCACTAAGTTTTCAATAGGCTGAAGGTTAGGTTGGCTAACCCACCAATTGGGTTGCCTGGAATGACGGTACTTGTCGCGCTTAGCAATGGCCACTGGAATCCAGCCAACAATGTTGTAAGCCGTTGACGAATTACCAGTGACCAGCACTGCAATATCAGTGGAACGGTCATATTCATGCACGATCAATTGACCTTCACTGTATTTAGTCCAGCGGACTTCAATGCCTTTTCCTACGTCAGCCTTTTCTTTTCCCTTTTCCTCAAAAGGGTCAAAGCCTAGATTGAAGTATTTGGCCACTGCCCATTCACTGCCAATGGCTTCAGCATCTTGTGCAATAGATTCATGCAGCGTTTTTTCTTTCGTATAAGTGCGTTGCGTGCCAGTGCCATTCCAACAATACTTTTTGGCCATAATCAAAGCACTTAGGTGGCACAACAACGCTTCCTCACGGTCTAGCGTGACTTTCAACGTTGATTCCTGCACCCAAAACAAAACCATATTGGGTTATCTTCAGCGGCTTTTTGATAACCAAATGAATCAAACTTTTGAATCAGTGCGCATTTGTCGCATTGCATAACGTCATAAACGTCCACTGCAACACCGTTTTTGAGCAATGTGCATTTCATAGTTTTTGGGTTTATCAACTCAATGTATTCGCTCATACTTGTGGCTCCCATTTTCCTGATGATGTGAGCATGTACCAATTTGGTGAGCATTGCGTGGCCTTTGTGCGTTCAGTGCAGAAATACCCGCCCCATGATTTGCCGTTTTTGCCTTCTCCAGTTTTGAAAATGCGGTGTCCATGAACGCAACTTGGTGCTTCAGGGAGCAATTCACCACCTAGTTCTGATGCAATGTTTTCCATAACGCCACCGATCGTGGGCATTTCGTTTTCAATGTAATTAGTTGCCCACACATCAGCAACTTGTGTTTTGGCCGTTGTTGTGTCCAGGCGTTCAACCTGGCTCATTTGTTCCTTTGTGCTTCTAGTGTCTGCACCTAAAACCAAGCCGCATGCCCTGCCAATTGCGCTTGTTGATGTATCTTCTAAAAACCAGCGGCGCATGTTGGGATTAAACGCGGCCATGTATCCATAAGCGTAATCAACGCCCGCTGGCTTGATGTCACCCAAGTCACGGTAAATTGTGCATTGAACCAACACATAACCTTTTTCAGCGTTAAAATCCACAATGGCCGTTTGAATTGAGCCGTTGGGGTATGTCTGCCAAAAACGCTTAATTCGCGTTGCCACGTCTTCATAATTGTCAAGGAATCCCATTACTTCACCGCTTTCTTGGCGGCTGAAATGTGGCGGCTGACTGCCTTGCCGCGATTGTAACCGTCACGGTGTCCTTCTTTGTATCCCATTGAATATCCCAGGGCTGCCGCCATAACGCACAACAAGCCAATAAGTAACAAAGCCCGCAATGTCTGTGGGTCTAATAGGTCAAGAACCATTTTGATTTCTCCCGAATCTAGGCCGCCTGTTTGACTGCCTTAGATAAGGGTGAAGCACACAACTGACAAAATCAACCTTCCCGCGTGATTTAGGGCGTGTCGGCCAACAATTTGTCCATCAATGAATCTAGGCGCGCTTCAATGCGGTTCACCTGGTCTTTGAGCGAATTGCCACCATTGGGCAGTAACTCACGCATAACTGATTTGACCATGAATCTCATTGCCGAATAAACGGCCGTAAGGATTGCAAGAACGCAACCAATAACGGCCGCCCATTCGTTCGGTGTCATTCCCCAGTGACCCCAAAACTTTTGTCCTTAGGGTTGAGGTATCGCAAAATGACTGGCAACACTGATGAAGCACCAGCGTAGAGGATTGCTTTTGGGTCAGTAATTCCAGCCATATAAACGGCAATGGCTGATGCTAAAAAACTTCTTCCCCATGATGCTGCTAGGGCTTTGGCTTTGTCCATTTCTTCTCCTTCTTAGGTTTGTCTCCCGTTGTTGGAATGGTGACCGTTGGAAAGTCACCTTTGTATGGTGCGAATTTGGGAATCCCGAACCCGACCACTTCTTTTCCTTCACCGTAATGGCGAACCTTCACCATGACCATGCCACCATTTCGCTGGTCACCTGTTCCTGATGTGTTTCCTTCTATTAGCAAAACTTGATTGTTAGGCATCAAACCAACAACAATTCCAATGTGGCTTATACGATCAACGCCGTCATGTGGAAAATCCATGAAAGCCAAATAACCTAATTGCGGCATATTTGACCAACGTGAAATTTCCTTAAATTTATGTGCGCCCATTGCAGTTGAAACGCATGAAGGAATCTTGACTTCAGATTTTGCAAAAACCCAATTAACAAAACTTCCACACCAGGGCAAACCGTTGGCCTTTGTAAATTCACCGTATTTGGTCAGGTTATCGCCTTCTTCAACGGTTCCAACTTCAGCAATTGCCAATTCAATGACTGCTGCTGATGTGCCTAACGGATAAATCACGAAAGTAGCAACTTCGCTTCTTCGGCGGTTATACCCAATTTTGCCAATAGTGCGGCTTTATCAGTTTCTGCCTTTTGTTCGGCTTCTGTTAAAGGCTTTGGCAACAAAGATTGCTCATATTCAACCTTTTCTTCGTTAGTCATTTCGCGGTCAATAATTTCATTTGTGGTCAAATCATGAATTCTTATTGTTGGATTTTTCATTAGTTCACCCCGTAAAGTTTGACTGTACCTGTTGAAAGATTGCCGCCTGTATTGCTAAAAATCAGTGAAGTGCAAGCACCTGCGTCAAGATTATACCCACCGCTTGTAAAAGCATACTGACCACCGCCTGATTGCACATAAGCACCATAAAAGTCATAACTTTTAATGTTGGACGCAGTGTAATTTGGCAATGTAAAAATCAAAGAATTTGCGGAATCTGTCCTTAGCCAGTTGCCTTGACCTGCCACCGCATAATCATAACCGCCACCATAAACCGCCGCCGCTCCACCTTGTTGAAAATAAACACCAGCGTAAAAATTGTTTGTAGCACCGCCGTTGATATTTATTCTAAATAATCCATTTGCAGTTGCATTGGTAACGCCTGTAATAACTGCCATGAGCATTTTATAGGTTTGTGGGATTGATGAAATCGTTGTGGTTGCACCTGAAAGACTTGTTGTTGAAATTAAAGTCATGCCCTGAGTATTTTCAGACCATGAATTTGTTGTTCCATTTGTCGTTAAAATTTGGCCATTGGTTCCAGTGCCAAGTCTTGCAAATGTTCCTGAACCAGTGCCTTGAATTAAGTCACCTGACGTTGTGATTGCAGTTGCCATTGAATTGGTAACCGTTACGGCACCCGATGTGCCACCGCCTGAAATTCCAGTACCAGCGGTAACGGCGGTTATATCTCCCTGGTCATTTGTAATCCACGTAAAATCCATGTCAGTGCTTGTTGCTTTTGCAAGAATCTGACCAGTTGTGCCGCCTTTAAGGTCGGCCATTGATGTGTCAACCGCTTGCCCAAACGTGTTAAAATCAGCGGGCAAGTCAGTGACCAAATCAGTTGCGGCGGGCATTACCCACCCAAAGTTGGTTGTTGGATTAGCCATTTTTTCTCCTTGTCATGTGATAATTGTGGCACGTTGCCAGTCTAAAGAACCCGACACGCCCGCCCATGTGAACGCCGCGCTGATTTGCGCCCAGTCCAATGCCTGAAGGCTATAAGCCACGGGCGAAAGATTAAGGCTGATTGAAAGTTGGTTGTAATTGGCCTGAAATGTCCAGCCTTCCACAAATCCCTGGAAAGCACTTGATGACATATTTGGTGGCAAGTCATTGAGCAAAATTGGCTGACCCATAAAAACATTCAACAAATTGTCACGATCGGAATTGTCCAATTCATCATTGGTCAAATCAAAAGTAATTTGGCTAAAAATTGGTTGTGGGTTGGCTCTTAACGCCAAATAAAATTCGGCTTGGTCTAAGGCATCAGCAGAATTGTGAAGTGTAGTTGTGATGATTTGTCCCAGGCTTCCATAAATTGACTGTGAAACGGCATCAACGGCCGATTCCTCATTTGATGAAGTTGCGTTATATTTAATAGTTATTGAGTTGCGCACATCACCAGCGCGGGTGTCAATTCGGATTCCGTTGGCACGGGCATGATTAGCCGTCAAATTGACGTATCCATTTGCTTGAAGGTATTGACTACGGTGTGTTGCGTCAGCGTAACTGATGCGGCCAAAAGCATCTTCATAAATATACCCAAGCCCTGACGTGGCCAACGCTGAAACAAGTGAATAAACGTCAGTCCTATTTGATGAACGGGCTGCCAATTCATAATCACCAGGTCTGTCAATTTCTCCCAAGCCCACATTTTGAGCATTTGCCCAAGTTTCGGTGGTTGGTGTGTAATTGCCCCAAGTTAGTTCCCCTGGAACTTCACCCCAATTGTTTAAAAGAACATCACTCAAAACGTCCCAAATTTGGTCACCGTCAAAATCTTTTGGCAATACACCGTCAACAAGGATTTTTGGCAAGCGTGCCAATGCTCCCAAAGCAATGATTGAATAAGTTTGTGTAAAAGTTGTTGAACCCACGTCATAAACTTCTAGGCCAATGTCAACAACATTGCCACCAAAAATTGGAATCAACGTGTCAGTTGAATCCTTGATTTGAACCGTGATGCTTGAATTAATTGAAACTGGGATTGTGGCTTGGTTTACATCTATCAATTGAAGGCTAATATAACCCGCTTGGGCTTGTTCGTATATATTGCGGCGGCCGCTGCTAATTGTTAGGTTTGAAAGAATTGCGTTGGTGTATGAAACACCGTCAATTTCAACATTCCAAATTGGATTCCATTGGGTCATCAGATTACCTGAAGTGCGGTTGCTCCGCCTGTACCGCGATAATATGAATCATTTAATGTGTCCACGATCGTGCGGGCAGTGCCTTCCTTATCAATTGCTCCATTGACTGTAATGTTAATTGTGGGTTGTGATGCAGCCTGGATTCCAGCAAGGGTGTTTGTGTTGACACCTGATGTGCCAAATGGGAATCCTCGATTGGAAGCGGCTTCAATTCCTGCAAGTGTTGTTGTTCCGCTGGTGAAATTATCAAATGCACCAGCAATGTTTGTGATTGCTTCCGCGGCTTTTTTTGCCACCGCTGCAACTCCACCGCTAATGGAGCCGCCGCTAGTTCCACCACCACCGCCGCCGCCGCCGCCGCCGCCTGATGTTGTTCCTCCACCAGTACCACCTGAACCTGAAGTTGTGCCACCACCACCGCCGCCGCCGCCGCCGCCGCCGCTAATAGCACCAGGCGCGCCACCTACTGCAAAATTTGTTTCACCACTGCTTGAATTTGCTAAAGCGTTCGCCGCGGCTAAAACGCCAGCAGCCAAAGCAACCGCACCCACGCCCAATAATGGGTTCAATGCAAATGCCGTGGCAACGCCAGTCACAATTGCGGTTGCCTTTAAAGCGTTGTAAGCCGCAATGAGAGTTTTAATTAATGCAATTGTTGCAGTCACGGCCGCGCTAATTTTAGACACCAAAAACACGGTTCCAATTACCGCCGCAACGGCAATTAATTCTTCCTTAAACTCAACAACCGTTCCAATGATACTTCTAATTCGTTTGCCCCAGGCAAGCGCACTTGTTTCCGAATCGGTCAAACCTTCTTCAAGCCCACCAGTACCAGTCAAACCATTGACAAATTGTTGAATAACTGGAACAACGTCAGTCAAAATAAATGCCGTCAATTCTTGAATCAATGGAAGCAATGCAGTACCGATTTGCTCTTGAACTTCATCACTGGCAATTTTAATGCGGGCAAATGCTTTTTCAGTGCTTTGTGCTTCATTCTCAGCAAATCCACCAAATGTCCCAGTGAGTGTTGTAAAGATTGCGTCAAAGTTTTTTGATTTGAGAATTGAAGCATCAAGGCCTAACCCTAACCGACCTAATGAACTTGCGTTTCCGTCATAGGCTTTTCCTAAAGCATTTGAAACCGTTTCCAATGGTTTGCCTGTGGCTGAAGAAATATCAAGCGCAAGATTTAATAATTTTTGGGCTTCTTCAACATCTTTGGTTGAGCGAACTAAACGGCCAAAGGCTGGACGCAATTGATCGTCAGTGATTCCAATTGCAAGTGATGTTTTGCTGATGTAATCCTCAACGCCTTTAATTTGATTTGCAGTTGCAGTTGTTGTGTTTTCAATTGTTAACGCCAAATTGCGTTGTGCGGCTTCATCAGCGGCGGCGTTTTTTATCGCGGCCGTGGCATAAGCACCAATAGCCGCGGCGGCTGCCGCAAACGCCAATGCTGCTCTTTTGCCAAATGCTTCAAATTGGTCACCCAATGTCTTGCTTTGGGTTCCAGCAGAATTGATGTTTTTAGAGAAGTCAGCAATGTCTGCAAGTAACGCAAGTTTGAGCGTTCTACTTTGAGCCATTTACTTGTCCCATTCTTTCAGAATCTTGTCAAAGCCATTTTCCCACTCTCGCACCAAATATGGTTGTTCGGCGCGCAAGGTTGGGTAAATAAACCAGCCACGTGAACCGCGGCCTTCACGCCCTGACCACACTGGAAATTGCTTATATTTGTTTGAACCAAATTCAGAACCGCCCCAAAGTTTTTGAGTTGTGCCGCCGCCGCTGAATTTTTGACCAGCAAATCCAAAAGAAATTTCACCTATCTTGGAAGATTTGCTAACCCTGGAACCGTCAGCAATTTTACTAGCAACCTTTGATGACCTAATTTGATGCGCCTTCATTTGGATTTTTCTTTGGAGATAATCAGCCAACGCGCTGGATTGAGTTTTGGCGGCAGCAATAGAACTATCGTCCATGACTTTGAAAGCGCGAATGACTGCACGCAATTCTGCCTTATCGTAGGCAACTGCATCTTCAGCCATTGCGCCTCTCCAAAATTTCGATTGCGGTCAGTATGTCCTCAGCCGATTCAAATTCTGATTTGGGTAATCCAGTCGCAATGACCAATTCCCAAATGATTCTGCTTAGGCTTCCGACTGCGTAACTTTTGGGTCTGCCTCACCAACTACCACGTCAGCAATGGTTTCAGTCCACGCATCAATTGGCTTTACTGGCTTTCCAGCGGCTTCCCGCTTCATGGCGTGATAAGCCAAAAACACTAAATCGGATATTCCAATTTTTTCTTGTGCCTGACTGATCGTGTGACCTGTTTGCTTTTCCCATTTGACCCACTCAGGTGGAGCAGCCACGTAGGTGGCTGACTCGCCCGAATTGAATTCAACTGTGATTGGTAGTTTCATTTTCTCTCCCGATTGGTTGGTTTAACTGAAGTTTTCGGCTGGTAATCCAATGACAACAAATGACATTGAAACGGTTTGTGCATCAGGTGCAGCACCGCCCGCGCTTGGAAATACTGGAAGCACTGAGAATGTGAACACTGCACCAGTTGCGGCGGTCAATACTGTTGTGATTCCTGTGTTCGGTGCTGATTCTGTTACGCCCCAAAGGGTTTCACATAGTGAAGGACTTGCGCCCCAGTCGGCTAACATGTCAACTGCAAAAGTCCATTCATCATCAATGTGGCGATTAACAACGCCGTCAAGTGTCTGATAACGAACCATTGTTGGTGAGTTAGAAAGAACTGCTGAAGTTGCCTGAGCGTCAAAATTGTTGCCACCAATGGTAAAGGTGACATCTCTCCCAGTTATTACTGTGGTGGCCATTTTTTCTCCTTAGATTGTCTGTGTGTAATAGGTTGAAACGTTGATGTCAGCCACAAGCATTGGGGATTGCCCAACCTCTAATACTGTTGGCTTTTCAACATCATCAACAACATATCCTGACGGCATTGCCGCAAGAATTCCGATTATTAGTTTTTCCAGGTTATCTAATGAACCCGCGTTGCTATTGGAAGCAACAATTGCCGTGATTGCAAAATTAAGTTTGACTTTGGTTTGTGCTTTACCAATTAGAACAACTTCCATGTAAGGTGAATTTGGAACGCACACGATCGCTGGTGGAATGGGCGATTCGGGAACTGATGCATAGACATTTGCAGACAATGCAGAAAATGCGTTGGCCAATGCGGCGCGTGTGTCAGCAATTGTTGATGCGGTCATTGACAAATCGTTTCAACGTCTAAAAATGGCTGAAGCAATGTGCTGACGCGGTTGGTCAAACTTCTGCCCATTCTATAAGGCGTGCTGGCAAAATCTACGCCCTGGATTTCTCCACCAGCGGCCACGCGTGACTGAAAGACTTCAACACTGACTGCCAAAATGGCTGATTCAATTGGTGGAGAATTTGCGTAAATATCAACGGCGGAATAGCCCGAAAGTGTGGCTGTGCCTGTTGGGATAATGTCGCGCAAGGTCACATTTGCACTTGTGATTGCCGCGGTGAAATGAAATACGCCTGTTTTAACAACGGTGACTGTTGCGCTGAAAGGTGCGGGTAATCCCGTCACAATAATTGATTGACCAGCAACAAAATGGTGTTCGCGTTGGGTGTAATAAATTGCCACGTTGTCTGTTAATTCATAGGCATTGACTGCGTTTGTATTTGCAACCAACATTGGCAAAATGACCGCTTCAGCGGTGTTGATTATTTCGTCCAGGTAACTGTCAGGATAGAGGGAAACGGAAACGCCAAGAATGCTTCTAAGTGAAGCCGTAGAAACAATGCTTGGCATTTCCGCCCCTTTCGTCTGCTGCGCCGCGTTCGGGAGTGACCACGGCGCATGATTAGTTTTTTACTTGTTGTTGCGGAATGCTCCACCAGCAAGTTTAATTGCACAAGCACCAAATGAATAAACACCGACATTGATTGAACCGTCAGCAGTTGACTCAGCGCGTAGTTGATAGTTATTGCCTTCATACCATGTGTATGCAGCAGGGTTTACAACGATCATTGAACCGTCATCACTTCCAGCAGGTGCAGCAAAATCAGCAAACAAATCAAGGCCAGCGACATTTCCACGCAATGAATCTGGACGCAATGCGCCACCAGCATTTTGTGGTTGAGCCGCAATGTAAATTGGACGGCCGTTATCGTTTAGTGCCATTGTGTTTGCCCACTGGCTT